AGAGGCTTATATGACTCAGGTAATTCACATACACAATATGTTAAGTTACAAGAAGAAGCTGGAGAACTAGCTAAAGCTTTACTAACAGATGACAAACCAGAGATTGTAGACGCTATAGGAGATATGGTTGTTGTATTAACAAACCTAGCTCATTTACAAGGTTATTCAATAGAATATTGTATTGATGAAGCCTACAGTGTTATCGCAGCTAGAACAGGTAAAATGATTAATGGAACGTTTGTAAAAGATAAATAATGAAAATAAAAACAGAAGATAAAATAGTTCAGCAAGTTCTAAGAAAGATGGACGAGCGTAGCTTAGTAGGTCAGAAAAAGTACGGAGCAACTATGATGCAAGAAATTGAAGGCCAAGAAAAAGACCTTGATCGTTTCTTAGTTGATGTACAAGAAGAGTTAATGGATGCTTTGTTATATATAGAAGCAGCTAGACGTTGTTTAACTGACGAAGTTGAAGAGGTTATGTTAAAAAGAACAGAAGTTTATGAAGAAAACATTTAAAAGAAAAAAAGGTCCTGTACAGTCGAAGAAGATATCATATGATGGTATCAACTTCGCCTCTGGGCTTGAGCGTTATATGTATATGGCTTTGAGAAAAGCTAAGATAACGTCTTTATATGAAGGTCAAACTTTTGAGTTGTCAGAAGCTTTTGAATTTCCTTTTGAATCATACGAAAGATGTGGTAACGGTAAAGGAGAATACAAAAACAGAGGCAATAAAAAAATACTTAATATAAAATATACACCAGACTTTGTAGGTAAGGGTTTTATAATTGAAACTAAAGGTAGAGCTAATGAATCATTTCCTCTTAGATGGAAGTTGTTTAAAAAGCTTATAACAGAAAGACGATTAGGACCACTTACATTATATAAACCACAAAATCATAAAGAATGCGACGAGACAGTAAGGTTAATCCTGGCCAAGCTAAAAGAGTAGCTAGGCAGATGTACGGTGAGCGTCAAATTGATAAATGGTGCAAGTGGAGTTGGGATATACGAGGTAAAATTAAATATAAAGAATTAGTAGAACAGCAAAATAAATATAAAATAAAAATATATGGAGGAGAAAACTAAAAACTGGAGCCTTAGCGTAGGTACTTATCCAGGTATATTACTAGGTGCTAGAACCTATGATGAATTAGAACAAGTGACGCATGTTTTTTACCTGCCTTTTATTGATATAGCATTAGAAATTTATAAGTAATGGGATTATTTGATGAGCGCATAGCGTACAAACCGTTTGAGTACCCTGAATACTACACAGAAGGTTGGTTAAAACAAGCACAGGCATTTTGGTTGCACACAGAAATATCAATGCAAAGTGATATTAAAAACTGGAATGAAGAGTTAAATGAAAAAGAAAAAAACTTAGTAGGTAATATATTACTAGGTTTTGCACAAACAGAGTGCGCAGTAAGTGATTACTGGACACAAAAAGTTGTTGGCTGGTTTCCTAAACATGAGATACAGCAAATGGCCATGATGTTTGGATCACAAGAAACAATACACGCTGTAGCGTACAGCTATTTAAACGAAACTTTAAAACTAGAAGATTATGAAGCTTTTTTACATGAACCCGCTACTGCTCAGCGGTTTGATAATTTGGTTGCTTACAATGGTAAGTCTACTATTGGCATTGCGAAGTCTTTGGCGGTATTTAGCGCGTTCGCAGAAGGTGTTAGTTTATATTCTGCTTTCGCTGTACTTTATTCTTTTCAGTTACGTAATTTACTTAAAGGTATAGGGCAACAAATGAAATGGTCAGTAAGAGATGAGTCTCTTCACAGTAAAATGGGTTGTCAATTATTTAGACACATGTGTGAAGAAGATAAAACTCTATTGTCTCAATGTAGAGAAGATATAATCAAAGCAGCTGAAACAATGGTTGAACTTGAAGAAAAGTATATTGACAAAATGTTTGAGATGGGTGATATTGAAGGTATCAAAGCTAATGATTTAAAGCAATTTATAAAAAAGAGAACTAATGAAAAACTTGTGGAACTCGGTTATGTTGACCTGGGATCGTATTTTGCGTATGACACTAAAGCAGCAGCTAATCTTGATTGGTTCTATCATCTTACCGGCGGGGTCACTCATACTGATTTTTTCGCAACTAGACCGACTGATTATTCGAAAGCAGGCGAAGGAGAAGACTTTGAAGACATATGGTAACAAAGAATAAATTACTTAAGCTATTAGCTTATACGAATAAATTAACATCGTATCAAAAGTTTGCATCGCGTATTGGTTACTTCGGTGCAGGTTTTTTGATAGCAGGACAATGGACGTTAGAGCCTAAATTATTTATAATAGGTTTTATGTGTGTAATAGTTCAAACGTCCTCAAGAAAACAATGGAATCTTGTAGCTTTAAATCTTAACGGTTTAGTTGCTTGGTTAACACATTTAACAAAAATAATATAAAAATATGAAAAAACTAATAATCATTGCATTAACATTAATGTTTGCATCTTGTAGTAGCACGTATGATATTTCAACAGACTATAGGATTAAGAGTATATTAACAATAACAGAGGCTGGAGATACTCTTGCTGTACCAGTTAGAGATTTTAAGTTTAGAATACTTGATAGAAGAATACAAGAGATAATAGATCGTGATCCGTTTAGATATCAATATAGAAGAAACTGGCAAAACTGGAACTATAACTCGTATCCTATACCAAGTTACAATCAAGGATACAACTACAATAGACCTAAACCTAATGTAAAACCAAACATTAAACCGTTTAATCCACCAGCAATTATTAAACCATTAAACATACCAAGCATTAAACCTATTGTGAAACCAACTCAAAACAAAAAAAATGAAAGGAAATAAGCAAAGTACTACAGATTTATTAAAGAAAAAAGTTAAAGCACTAACAAATGTTGTACAGCAATTAATTAAAGAAGTTCAAATGAATGCTAGTTTAGCTCAAGGAGTTTTAACAGCTTTTCAATTACATATTGGAGAAGAAGAATGGGATAAAATTGTAAGCGAGTTAAAAAAAGTAGAAGAAAGAAAACACGCAGCTGCTGCTGGTATAAACGAAAAAAAACTAGAACTATAAATGTGGAATAATGAATGGAAAAAAGGTGAAGACTATCCAAAATGGGGAGACACAGAGGTATACAAAAAAACTATCTCTGGGGGATATTTATTTAACGGCGAGTCTCCTAAGGAAGCATATCAAAGAGTCGCCAAAACAGTTGCAAGAAGGTTATATAAACCTGAAATGGCAGAAACTTTTTTTGAGTATATTTGGAACGGCTGGCTTTGTCTCGCTAGCCCTGTACTTTCCAATACTGGTACCGATCGCGGTCTTCCTATTAGTTGTTTTGGCATTGATGTAGCTGATAGCATACAAGATATAGGAGGTAAAAATTTAGAGATGATGCTACTCGCTAAGCACGGCGGTGGAGTTGGTATCGGTATAAATCAAATAAGACCCGCTGGCGCTAGAATAACAGGAAATGGAACATCAGATGGAGTCGTCCCTTTTTGCAAAATATACGATTCAACAATTCTTGCCACTAATCAAGGATCAGTTAGACGAGGAGCTGCTTCAGTTAATATTAACATTGAGCACGACGATTTCGAAGAGTGGCTTGAAATCAGAGAACCTAAAGGAGATGTTAACAGACAGTCGCTTAACCTACATCAGTGCGCAGTTGTTGGTGATAAATTTATGCGTAGGCTTGAACAAGGAGATCCAAAAGCTAGAAATAGATGGAGTAAATTACTTAGAAAGCGAAAAGCAACTGGAGAGCCGTATATTATGTTTAAAGGCAACGTTAACAAGAAGAATCCTAAAGCTTATAAAGAAAATGGATTAAAGGTACATATGACTAACATATGCAGCGAAATAACATTACATACTGATGAAAACCATAGTTTTGTTTGTTGTTTATCATCGTTAAATTTAGCAAAATATGAAGAATGGAAAGGTACTAATCTTATTTACGACAGTATATGGTTCCTTGATGGAGTCATGGAAGAGTTTATACAAAGAGCTAAAGGCTTACGAGGATTTGAAAACGCGGTTAGGTCGGCTACGAAAGGAAGAGCTCTTGGCTTGGGAGTTTTGGGCTGGCACACATACCTACAGGAAAAAGGTATCTCGTTCGAAGGTCTACTTGCTCAGTTTGAAACTAGGAAAATATTTAGTCAAATTAAAATTGAAAGCGAAAGGGCTAGTATGGCACTTGCAGAAACTTATGGAGAACCTTTATGGTGTTCTGGAACTGGCATGCGTAATACTCATCTTCGCGCTGTTGCTCCCACTGTTAGCAATAGTAAGCTCAGTGGCAATGTCTCGGCGGGCATAGAACCTTGGGCAGCAAATGTATTTACAGAGCAATCAGCTAAAGGTACTTTTATACGTAAAAATCCTACATTAGTAAAATTATTAAGAAAGCACAAACTAAATAATGAAGAAATATGGAATAAAATCTTGGTTGACGGTGGTAGCGTCCAAGACATTGATGAGCTTAATGATGTTATTATGGCCCATGAAACACCCGCAAAGGAGGTATTTAAAACTTTTAAGGAGATTAATCAGCTAGAGTTAGTTAATCAAGCTGGATTAAGACAACAATATGTAGATCAGTCAGTAAGTTTAAATTTAGCTTTCCCTAGTGTTGCTACACCAAAATGGCTTAATAAAGTGCATTTTGAAGCTTGGAAAAAAGGAGTTAAGACTTTATACTATACAAGAACAGAAAGCGTCTTACGGGGCGATATTGCAGCCACAGCAATGAATGAAGATTGCTTGGCGTGTGATGGTTAAAATCAAAAAAGGGCTCTCGTTATGAGGGCCCTTTTTCGGTTACAGGAACTTTAGGTATGGTACGCCTATTTATCTTGTTCCTTATTTTTTAGGATTATAAAACTTTCTACCAACTGCTGGTCTTAATGTATCTCTAACTGTTTCTCTACCATCAATACTAATATTTGAGTTTGGTCCGCTTTGAATAGCTTCGTCATCACCTAATGAAACCATAAACTGACCGTCTTCGTCTTCTTGAATTTCGCTAATATCTTGTACATCATACGTGTTTGGAAAAGGCCCAACCTTTCCAAAATTAGTGCTTTTGTAAATACTTTCATCGTTAACGGTTTCGTCTATTAAATCTCCAGTTTTAGCATCTTCGTATGCGCCTCTGTTTCCTAATTGTCTTTGATCTAAAGGAGATTCTTTTTCTGAATATATTTGGCTTTTAAAATCAGGATGCTTAGGGTTTCTCATGTTTGTTAATACTCCATCTTCTGGATCAACAGATACATCAAATTCTTTACTATAAAATCCTTTATCGTTTTTCATAGCTACTCCATGTAAGCTGTCTCTTTGTCTTTCGGTTAATTCGTCTGATTTAGGGTTGTATACAAATCTTTCTATTGCTTTTTTTTGTGCTAAAGGAGATTTATCGCTAAATTTTTGTTTAAATGGTGAATTCATTTTGTTTTTTTTAGTTGTTATAATTTTTTATTTATATTTTGTTCTTAACATTTCCATCGTGCTCTAGCAGCTTTACCTCTTTCGCCTGTCCAACCTTTAGATCTAGCACAAAATGACTTTCTTCTACCTGCTGCTTTACTACCAGGTTTTACATCTCCTGTTACTGCAGTTTGTAATTTACTACCTGGATTCTCTTTTTTATAATCTTTTACACCTTTCTCAGTCATACCAGCACCTTCTTCTTCTGTTCTAAAAGTTCTGCCTTCTCCTTTGGTAGTTTTTCTCATTTTAGCTGGGCTTTCCATGTCTTCAATATGCTTTTGAATCTTTTCAGATTGCTTTAAGTGCATTTTAGAAGCCCCTTGTAGTTCTTTAACTATTTTTGCTAATCCTCCTTTTTCCATTGTTTTTTATTTATATATTGCAATATTCTTTATAAGCATCAAAGCACGGACAAGATTTTGCTGCAAACTCATTATGGCCATGTATTGTAGCATCTGTATGCATTTTTTTTAATGTTTTTAACAACAGTAGCAAGCTTTCTTTTTGTTCTGATGTTCTAGTATCTTTAGCTATCCATTTACCATTAGAACCACGTTCTGATTCAACGCCCCCAATATAACAAATTCCTATAGAACCTTTATTGTGGTTTTTAACATGAGCTCCTTGCTTATATATGCTACGACCGTATTCTATAGTACCATCCAATAAAACTACATAGTGATAACCTATACCGTTCCAGCCTCTTTTTAAATGCCACCGATTTATTTCTGCAGCATCTAAATCTCTACCTTCTTGTGTAGCGGAACAATGAACTATTATTTTATTTATTTTTCGCATTTTCTTTTTTAAGATTCACCCATTTTGTTATGGTATATCCTATAGTTACAGCTAATAAAAATATTTTTAAACCCATCTCTAAAGTAGTAAAAGTTGTAACTCCTAAAGTAGAGGCATTTATAACGTATAATTTTAATTGCTCTGTCATTATTTTTTACATTTACATAATTTGTATGGACACGATTCCACATCAAACATTAATTTTGATACTAACATATTCCAATAGCATTGAAATAAACACCACCAAGCTTGTATCTTTAATCCTAATTTTACTAAAAATTTTCCCATAATTATTTTTTTTGTTTTATTATTCTTTTACGCAATCATTAACAGTTTCTCCAGTTCCGCTGGGTGATTTTTTAGTACCTACTTTTTTATAGCCATCCCAACATTTTGAGTTTTTAGAATTAGCTCCTTTAAAATTTAATGGACTTTTGTTTACACCCCTGATTGAGTCTGTGCTTTTCACTCGCTGCAAATTAGCTTTATCGTAAGCGCTCATTTTCATTTTAGAATCACCACTTAAAGAGTCTATCAAAGCATTATTTCTTCTAATTGTTGAGTTAGCTAACATAGCTTTTTTCTGAGCTTCACTATTAACTCTACTTATAACATCTCTTTGTGATTCTCCATCACTATTGCTAGCGCTTGGATGATCGTCTACCTCTGTACCTTCCGCGGCTACTTGATTAGCTGGTGAACCACCACCAAGTATATCGTATTTCATCTTGTAAGGTGAGCCACATTTCAACTTATCTAAAGGACTTCCATCGTCAGGTGTTGAAACTATTTTTTTACCTTTTTCAGATATAACATCACCTTTTACGTAATAACCGTTTTCTCTTCTTCTAGATTCCTCGTCCATGATATCATCTAACTTAGGTATGTTAAGATTTTTTGTACCAACCAAGCTATCAACAAATTTCTTTGCTTCACGTCCTTCGGATCTAGCGAAGTCTTGGTATTTTTCCATTGCGGTTTCTTTACTCATCTTGTTTCTTTTTGTTTTGTAATTCAATTATTTTTTTAACTCTATTTTCTTCAATTCTTAAGGTTTTTATTTGTTTTTTTGTTAACCCTAAATCTAATAACATTATAGTTTGCTCTTTAGTAGTAGTTTGACTTTTCATATCGTCTATTTCAGCTCTAACTTTCATTTCAGGTGTTTCAATAACTTTGTCATCAACACCGTAATAAGGTAAACCTACATCCCAAGTTGACCAACCTAATGCCACGGCAACTTTTTGCCATTTTTCAGATGAATCACTATATATAGTTCTTAATGCGTTTATTTTAATAACAGCTTCATCTACTGGTATATTACTTAAAGCTGCTATTGTTTGAGCGGTTGCAAGATAAGCTGGATTGTTTAAATTAAAACCTGCATCTTCCATTTCTTTTTTGTTCCATGAAAAAGTATTAGCTGCACTTTTTAGTTTTCTTAACTTAGCTTGTAAAGGAGGTGATATAGAAAATAAATCATCAATAGCTTCTGCGTAATCAGGACTTTTATTGTCCATTTCTTCTGCTATAGTCATTAATGTGTTTTTAAGAGTAACTGCTAAAGCTCCTTGGATTCCTAAACCTCTAATTTGAGAATCAAATGCGCCGTTTAAAGTTCTTGCTACTCTTCGTTCTCTATCAGCTTGACTTCCTGGAAGTACATTACCATCTTCGTCTTCATCGTTAAACAATAAAAACTGCATACCTTGAGTTAAACCGTTAAACAAGAGATTTTGAACAGTAGAATAATATATTAACTTAGATATGTTTTCTTTATCATTTCCTCTTCTAGCTATTAAATCTTCTATAGCTCTTTTCTGTATTCTAGCGTACTGCATTTGAGTGTTACCAAATGAAAGTATTAATCTACCAGCAGCAGATCTTTGTTGATCACTTATCTTAGCTGGATTACTAGATTGCTGCGCTGTTTCTGATATAGCGTAAAAATCTTCAAAAGCTTTTTGCTCTGCCAATTTAGGATCCATGCCAGTAGCTAATAAAGCTTTTAATCTATTTCTATAATAAGTAGCTCCACCAGTTGCTATTGCAAAACTGTCAGCATACCTTGTAAACACAAAACCTTTATTCAAAGCTAATGCTATAAAGTCTTTGGTTTTATTACCGCTGCTTGCTGCTAAATCTGCTATTTCTGATTCACTAATATTTATTTTTAAACCATCTCTTCTTTCTACTAAATACGGAGAGTTAAACAAGAACATTACATCTTTCCAATATTGAGGTTGATTAGCAAAAGCTTGCGCAGCCTTTAAAGGGTTATTATCACTCCAGTTTATAAAGTTTACATTAGATATCATTTGCATCAATGCTGATCTAGTGTTTAAAAACATCACAACACCTACTGAGTTGTTAATCCAATCGTACCACCTTGTTGTTATTGAATCACTACCAGTACTTCTGTTGCTACCACTTTTTTGAGATTTTATTGAATTTTTAAGGGCATTGACATAAGCTGTTCCAAAAGCAGCTTCTAACTTATTTAATACAGTTGGTGAAAATATAATATCTATATTCTCCTGCCATTCTTGTAAATACTCAGCTCTATTAACTTTGTTTATACCGTTTATAACATCACTTGTTATAGTTCCAGTTGTCCAGTTTTTGCCTGGTTTAGGATATGGTTTACCTTTTTGTATAACTATTAATTCATCACTAAAAACTTTTAAATCTGGATCATTTTTAATAAAATCAACTAAATTTTTTACGTCTTTTTGAGACAAACCAGGTATTGTCATACCTTGAGAATTCCATACATAAGCTCTAATAGCGTGCTCATAAGTAAATCTACCTATTCCAGTTTGTTTTAGTAAACTCTTAGGTAAGTTAGGAAATTTCTTTTTTAAAGTTGTAAAATCAGCACCAGCAGAAACCTTAGCTTTTGATATTTCTATCTCAGCTTTATTATATGGGTCAAGTAAGTTATCTTTAAAGAAAGCCATTTGAGCATCTCCTACAGCTCCTTTTCCTAATAACTTATATAGTAACCCTGTAAAATCCTCGGCCGATGGAGGTATGTAGAAATTAAATTTACCTTTACTAGCTCCTATTGTTTGAGCTTTAGCCGCGGAATATTGTTTATAAGCTTCAATGCCAGTTTTTTGTTCTATAATGTCGTTTATTATAGAGGTGAAAACAATTGACTTGCTTTGCTTAGCTACTTGAACTTCAGACTTTATATCTAATACATCTAAAACAGCTTTAACCGCTTGTGCGTTTTTAATAGCGTCATCAGCAAAATAAAAATCATTATAACCTTCAGCTGCTTTACCAACTATCCAATTAGCTTTGGCTTGTGGAGCTCCATTCGCCAAACCTACTATGTTTCCTTCTATTAAAGTTACGCCTTCTGATTTTAACCAAGCGTATATTGCTGGCGCAGCTTCAGCAGGTCTAGCTGTTAATATGAATACATTTTTATTTCCATATTTTTCTACAGCTCTTTTTAACTTACCAAATAATGGTCCTCGTTTTCCTCCTATAACTTTGTTAAATTCTGAAAAATCAAACGTAGCACCTATGTCTTCTAAATTAGTATGTTCTAAAGCAAACTCAGTAGCGTCTATCTTTTTAAAAGTTCCATCAGGCATTGTAACACCTATCTTACTATTTGTTATACCTACAGTGTCATCAAAATCTAATACAGATATACCCATAACCGGAGGATTTATTCTCCTAGACATTTGTAAAGCTGTATCATAGTTATTTAATATTTCTATTTGACCTGATATGCTTTGACTTAGTTTATTTGATGCTTTAGAACCAAAATTAACGCTATTGCTGTTAAAAGAAGCTACTTTATCTTTTAATAATCTTTGATAAACTTTAAACTCTGCTTTAGCAGCTTGCACTGTCATGTCACCTGTAAGAACTCTAGTTATTAAACCATTAGCTTTCATGCCTGCCATGTCAATTCCAACTTGGAAATCAGCTCCTTTCAACCCATCTAATCCTGTTAGTTTACCAACAAATAACTCACCTATCGTTATATTAGGCTTAATAAGATTATATTCAAAAGGATTAGCTACATTGTTTTCACTGTATCTTATCCAAGACGCCATACCAGCAGGTAAAAAATCTAATTTTCCAGCTTCTAAAAGCGGAAGAACTAAATCATAATAACTTTTAGGTAATTTATCTAATAGCCCAAATTGCTTTAATGCCAAATCGTTTGCTAATTTAAGAGCTCCTTGGCCATAAGATTTAGATATTATATTATCAAACTCGCTTTCAACTTTACCTTTTATGGCTGCGTCTAATAGTGATTTTCCAGCTTGAACATTAGGCATCATGTGCTCCTCTGTTACTTCAGAATACAAATCTACTCTTCCTGTATAAGGATCTATAGCATAAAACACAGTTGGCGCTAAAAACCTTATTGCGTGACTTTGATCTTTGCTAGATTCACTTTGCCATAGCGAAAAAGTTGAAGCAGATTCTTTATTATTTTTAATATAATCCTGTATGTTTAAAAACAATTTTTTTAACAGGTCTTGTTTCTTTTTTATTAAACCAGGGTTTTCTATTAACTTTGTTATTGCTGCTTTATTTAATTTTCTTCCTTTTCGAGTATACTTATTTCTAATTAAAGGACCTGTAGTGTCATACCCAGGAAATATTTTATCAAAAGTATCTGTATCTGTGAATGTAAAACCAAACCCACCTGTCATACCTGATCTAAATAAATAAGCTTGCTTAGGGTGTAGTTTAAAGAAACCTTCTAAATCATTTATTATTTTTATACCAGCTGGAGTTGTTAAGTCTACTGTCCTAGCGTTAACTGTTTCTCCTTTACTGTTTACTCTTTGAGTTACAATTGTTGTTAGATCAGGAAGAGGAACTACAAATACTCCTTTCTTAAAGTCTCTTTCTACTTTTATGCCTTCAGATCTTTTTACTTGAGCTTTTTGCTTAGCACCTTCTGATTCAGTTGTTGAACCCTCTTGCACCTTAGCATCTATAGCTAGTTCTATTGCGCTTAAAGTTTGTAGTCTAGCTATTAGTTCTAAAAGACCTTTAGATGCATTAGCTGATGTTCCTCTAGAATCTTTAATATTACCTTTAGGATCTAAACCAAAAACAGAATAAAAATAAGTTAAGTTTAATTTACTAGGATCTAGCTTGTATTGGAAATTATTATTTATTTTAGGTCCTTGAATAAAAAATGCATCAATAATTGTTTGAGCTAGTCTTCTACCTTCACCACCTATTTTTTTAGGTTTGAACTTTCCTTCAACAGTTTGTAACGGCGCGTTTCCTTTTATTTGCTTTAATAAAGCTAATAAAGTTGGTCCATTAGACTTTATCCACATTTGAACAGGTGTAACTTCACCTTTTCTTAAATTGTCGTTTGGTTCTAATATACGTGAAACTGGTATACCTAATTGATCTGCTAATTGTTGAGCTGCGATTTTAGAAAAAGGCTTTAAATCTTTTAAAGTCATTTTATCTAAATCTATCTTACCTGATTCAATTTGTTCTTTAACAAAATCAATTATAGGGTTTGCGTTAGCAAGCTTTGTTACTTTAAAAGGATCTATAGTAACTTGTTCAGAGGCTTCTACATTTACTGGATCTGTCATTTCAACTGTTCCAGCTGATGAATCATTTAATTCATTAGTGTTAAATATAATGTTACCAAGCGCTTTAGCTCTTTCATATATTTTATCTTTTCTATCACCTAGTCTTCGTATGTAAGTTGTTACAGCGAAATCAGTATTATAACCTTCCCCTTCTTCAAATAACGGCGTGGTTTTACCACTCCACTTAGCAACTTCTCCACCAATAATAAGTTCTATTATAGCTTTTTTTACATCGTTTTCATCTATGCCTTTTTCACCTCTTCTTTGGTAACCTATTATTGGTTTTATAACTCCAAAATTTGCTTCAACAAAAGCTTCAGCCGCTGGGTATTTATCTTTTGCAGCTCCTTGTCTAATCATTAACACTAGATCTTTATTGGTGAACAAACCTTTTCTCCACTCAGATAAAAAATTAGCTCCTTCAGGTGATATTGATTCTGATTTTTTAGAACTTGTAAGTAAAACCTCATCTAAGCCTACGCTACCGTCATCCAATTGACCTTCAATATCTCCTTGCCAAACATCACTATTTATTATATCAGTTATAGACTGCTCTGTTAAAGTTTGATTTTTATATCCTTCAGCTACTTGTCTCAATAACTCTACTACACCTTTAGCTCCTTTAAAGTCATAATCAAAATCTTTACCAACAGCTTCAGATGTTGCTTTATTAAATCCAATACCTAAAGTTGACCAAAAACCTTGCTCTTTACCTTTTTCAAAATTAATTCTATCTAATTCTTCTAAGAAAACAGTTAACACTTCGTCAAAACCTTGGCCCTCGGTTTTACGTGCTATTCTAATATATGCATCATAATCAAACTCAGCAAGATAAGTTAATATGGTCCCAGCTAAAGATTTAAAAGCCTCTGGATTAGTACCTAAAGCTTCTGTAAAAATAACATGACCCGTTATTTCATGTAAACCTACTCCACCATTATTATTTAATATAGCGTTTTCAATAGTAACTACAGAGTCGTAAACTGGTTTACCTGTTTTTACATTAATAGATATAAAATTAATACCATTTACAGTACCATCTTTTAATCCGGCTTTAAAATCTTCTATTGCTTTTCTACCTGCTTCTTCTTTACTTATAGGATCTATTTTAGAACCTCTAAACTGTATATTTGGATCTGCTATTCTAGCATTAACCATGTCTGTGAAAGCTGCTAAAGCATCTGCATTAGTATCTAAGATGCTATAATTTACATCTATTCCTTTTCCACGTAAAAGAGATATCATTGCAAAATCATTTTCTGCATTGCCTCTTATAGTATCTTCAGTGTATAGCTGTTCAGCTATATTAAGTAGTTGAGCATCAGAAGGACTGTTATTACCTTTTGATTTTAGTTTTGCTTTAGCTCTATCTTTTAAATCGTTTTGAACAGAAACAGAAAGCAACCCAAACTTTTTAGTGAAAGCTACTAAGTAAGCATCTAGGTTTGATTTAGTTATAGAAAACTCAAGTTCTAGCGCCGCTATTTGTTTTGATACATCAATCGCTATTCCAGGTTTTTTAGCTTCTGCTCTAAGTGATATAGCTTGTTCTTTAAGATAAGTAAGTCTGTTTATAGAGTTGACATAAAGCTTCCAACCAGTGGCGTCTAGGTTTAAATCTATTAATTCACTTCTTTCTTTTAGTATAGCATCGTTTCTTTTTAATTTATCATCTATAAGACCTTTGTAGTAAATTTTTGTATTAATATCAAGATCTGGTCCACCTTCGTTCTTAGCTATGATTTCTTGATATTCAGCTATGTCTCTAACGTTTTGATCAAACTCCGCGTTTGTAGTAGGATCAGTTAAAGCTCTCATTGAAGCTCCTGCTATTATTGGAACTCCTGTAAAACTTGTTGAGAATATTAAAGACGTAAAACCAGCTTCACCAAAACCTTCGTACATAGGTCTTCCGGATATAACATTTTGCCACAATTGAGTAATTAAAACTTCACCACCAACATCTGCTGCGGTTAATTTTAAGAAATCTGGAGTTGCTTTTCTTACATCTCTAAAAAAAGCTTGTACTCCTGATTCAAGAGTTTGCTTGTCAAGTTTTAAGTTTTGAATATACTTGAATTGCATTTTCATAGGCAAAGCACTACCTAAACCTTCAACTAACGCAAAGCCAAAAGCTTTTGCTAAAGTGCTTTCTCTATCAAACTCAATACCTTGAGCTTTTGCTCTATTAAATTCATCAACATAATAATCACCACCAGCAGACAACGCAGCTAAATAAAGGCCAATATGTGGTATAGCAACAGTAGCAAAAAACGGTAGTTGTTCTATAGCTGTTTGACTAAGAAAATATAAAAAATTAGGAAATGAGTAAAAAGATCCATTTGGTCCTTTACCAAACTCAACATCTTTTACATAGTCAAGTTTTCTTAATTCAATTAAATCTTTAAAACCTGCTTGAGCTTCTAAAAAATCATCGCCTAATGCTTGAGCAATTATTTTAGACATAAACAAACCTGGCGCAAAAATTCCTGCATTAGCTATAGCTTTATCAGGAACATCCGCCATGCTTTGCAATATTATTTGCATCCAACTCATACTGGTATTGGAAAATCCCATACCAAGCTCACTGTTTGTAAAAAACCCTACGGCATTAGGAAGTGTAACAGGCGCCAACCCACCACCGCCAAATGAAATTCCAGTCATAGATGGTTTTCCAAAGTATTTTTCTGATAGACTATAACTTCTTCTTAAGTAATCTAAGTTTTCTTCAGCAGTGTCTTTAACTTCGTTAGTAGCAATAAACTCTGCGTAATCATAATTAATTAAGTCAAATTGCTGTTGTATTGTTTTTCTTTCAGTGCTTAATATATTAGACCTTTTATTGAAACTAGCCGCTAAAGCATTGTATGTATTTTGATCCTCTAAAGAATTAATACCAATTTTTTGTTTTGCTTTTATTCCTGCACTTAAAGTATTTATTTCTCCATAAACCCTTTCTAACTCAACGCTCATCAAGTTTACAGTTTTAACTATATCACTATTTTTTAAAGATTCATATTCTTCTACTAGTCTAATAGACTCAATTTCTGGATTAAAAGTACTTTCAATACCAAGAGCGTAATCATGGTTTTGTTTTCTTTCTTCGTCACTTATATCACTTAAGTAATCTCTATTTTTTTGATCTTTTAAAGCTGTGTATTTATTTCTTGCAATTTGAAGTTTTGTTACACCTCTTATTTCAGCTTCAGTTATAGGCTCCTCACTAGATGTTTCTTCTCTTTGGCTTTGTAAAAATGAAATAGCCATATTTCTTTCTTCTTCGTAAGGAACCGTAGTGATGGTTACATTTTCAGTTGTACCCTCTGATCGATAAGACATCTTCAAGTCCATTCCGCTAAGGCCAGCGTTTGGAATAGCTCTTACTGTTTCTGTTACCTGAGTGTCTAAGTTAATTAAACCTACTTCATTTTGAATAGCTAAATACTCTTTAAGAGTAACGTCACTTGCTTCTTGATATTTTTCGTACTGTAATCTTATTTTTTTCTCTACATCTGTTTCATCTTTTTTAAACGCGTAAACAGTTACCTCGTCTAAATCTCCAACATTACCAGTACCATCATCCATAACAAAACCATCCTCAAGTTTGTCAAGTTCACTTTGTGGTTTTTGTTCTTGTATTTTTTTTTCAGCTTCTATATAAACATCAATATCAAAATCATCAATAAAACCTAGTCTTGATGCAACTAACCTGGTAGCTAAACCGTCTCCAGTGGTATCAATCCAATCATCCGAACCTAACGCTTTAGCGTAAAAAATTGGTTGTGAAGTTATTGGATCTACTGTGTATTTATAAGCACCGTCACCATAGTCAAAAACTTCACCAGGTGGAGCTGTGTATGTTTGGTTAAATTCAAAAGGCGCAGCGTCTTCATTTGCAAAAGGGAATATTGGTTCCGGTGGAATAGGATCAATAGGTAATCCCGATAAAGCAACTTCCGAGCTGGATCCCGTATCTTTTTCTGTCTCCACAGTTGGATCCGCACTTGTAGAGACATTTGTCTTTGCTGGTTTAACAGGGTCTATATCTTTATTAATTTCTTCAGATATTTCAGTTTCAACTTTTAAGTCTATTGGTTTTTCCTCTTTAACATCTAAAGGTTTGTTGGATATTTTCCACTCTTTTATTCTCTCTATTCTTTGTTCTTTAGTTAAACCTAAGTCTTTAAGAGAAGCTGTGAATGATTCTAATTCTGTCATTTAATTTAATTTAAGTCGTTATCAGCTAAAAATTTCTGAGCTTCTTGTTTTTTTGATTCTTCAAGATCAAACACAGCGGCGTCTGCCTGTACCGATGGTAGTTGGTTAGTTGTAAATTGTTTTAAATAGTTTTTCATAAAATACTCTTTATATTTTTTTGTAAATAAAACTTTGTTACTTTGTAATAATGGTAGATCTTTTTCATATGACCAACTACTGTGCCCAGCGTTTGCGTTTTGAGCCATTTGATCGTCTTCTTCTTGACTAGTTCCTTGAGCTATATAAACATTCCAAGCCGCTACTGCATTTTGTTCAGAGCTTAATAAACCTGCAACCTCTGCGTTTATAAAAGGTGATGTCTTTTTATCAATTTTATCCATGTCATATTGCAATACATTTCTACCTTTGTTGTCTCCTAAATCTATTACTTCATATATAGGATTTCCTTCTGCATCTGTTAAAACAAATTCTTCGCTTATCTTGGCTGTAGGTAATAAATTACCATCTTCATCAATCATGTCTTCGCTAAATATTTTTACATCTTTTAATAACTCTAACATGTTTTTACCTATATCTGGAGTAGATGTAACTAAAGAAGTTCCTGACTCCAATAGCGATGTTAAAGCAGTACTGTTTAAAATAAATTCACCTGGAATACCTGGTCCACTAAAAACTAATTGCTGAGAACCATCGTGTAGTAAATGTAAACTAGCATTATATCCATCTGTTTTACTAAAACCAGGTTTTGAACTTAATAAGGAATATATTACAGTATATACAAAATTATTATTAGGATCATAGTTAGGTTCATCTACAGCGGATACTTGAGATATTAGGTCTGATAAAAAATCTAATGACTTTTGAGGCGCTGCTTCAAGTTCAAGAAGCTTTTTAGTTTCTAATTCACAATTTTCACTAACACACGTGTTATTTTGTATGGAAAGCTTCATTTTAGCATATATCTTACCAGTAAATTCGTAAGCCTTATTTAATAAATTAAAGTCATTATTAGTTGGACTTGCTAAATAATCTAAATTATAAGCTATAGCATCACTTTGATTAAGTTGCTTTATTAAAAGATTATTTGTAATATTAGTATTTTCCATTTTTTATATTTTATTAAGCTCCCATGCTTATTTGCTCTCCAGCTATCCCTGCCAAAGATCCAAACATACCTGTTACGGCAGAAGTTTCATCTCTAAAGGCTTCGTTTTCTCTATTTTGAGCTCCAGATAATAAATCAGCAGTTCTATCAAGTTCTTGCAGTTGTCTTGTTTCTCTCGTTCCAAACATAAATTTTTCTCCCATAACATCAGCTTGTTGTATTCTTTGAGCTTCTGACATTTGTTGAGCTTGAAGTCTTTGTTCTCCTTGAGCTCTTAATTTATCGTTTTGAGCTTCTTGTTGTTCTATACTAGCTGAAACACCTTTTTTAGATCTTAAAGCAGCTTGAGCTAAAGCGGTTGCTCCACCAGCACTTGCTCCAGTTGCTCTCATTGTATCTAAAGTATTAGCTAAAGATATATCAGCTTCTTCTATTTGCATTTCTGCGGCTTGAGTTGCCACTGATAAAGTATCCATAGGATTACTTAATAAACTACTTAAGCTAGTAATACCAGCATAAGGATTTATTATTTCTTGTCTATTGTTTTCCAAGTCTGCTAACTTAGCTTCAAGCTTTTTTCTTTGATCTCTTGCTGCGGTAGCTGCTTTTTTTGCTGACGCTGCACCCATGATTCCGCCTGCTATTGAAAAAGCGCCTCCTATTATTGCTGGTAACATATTTTTATATTTTTAATATCCATTATTTATTATGTAAGAACTTTCTACTGAAAACAATTGTTTATTTCCACCTGGATCTGTTGTTGTATCTGTAGAAAATTGTGCTATAGAATAGAAACCTTTTACGCCACTTATTGATTCACCCCAAATAACCTCACTATCGTTTGCTGTACTAAAGTTTCTTAAGTTTCCAACGTATTTATTTTCTTTTCTATTAAAACCAGCGTGACTCACTGGGTATGGTGGATTACCTGTTCCAAATACGGTTTCGTAATCAACTCTATTTACAATGCTAACAAATGTTAAAATAGAATTAATAACAAAATTAGCTGAAGCACTAACGGTTAATATTCCTATATTTACAAAATTAACAAAAGAAGATTGATTAATAGCTAAAGTATTACTAGCGACTAAAACTCCTGTTCCAGAATCATAAGATACGACCGTGGTTCCAGCAACGATGCCATCACCTGATATTGTAGTTCCCACAGGAATATCTACACTAACACCTGTCAATGTAACTGAAGTACCAGCACTGTCTGAAGAAGCTTGACCTTGTATTCCAGCGTAAGAAACAACTGTAACACCCAAACCAACACCAATTCCAGATACTATAGCTCCATCTATAACAGGTATGGTGTTTGCTATAACAACGCTTGTTCCAACCACTGTCTGTGTAACTGTTCCTGTTGAGCTAGTTTCTATATACTCACCTTCGTAATAACTATAAAGAGAAGGATAAGTGGTACTAGGCGTTACCTGCATAGTGCTATCTTCACTTGACGCCCAATTAACTTTTGGTTGAGTATCTAAACCAGTGGGATCAGATACTAAAGACGTTAAAGACCAACCGTTGTTTCCTTCGTAACTAACAGTGTTAAATGTTTTTGAATTAGCAGGAGCTGCATTGAAAACCACTGTTACACTACTAGGTCTATCAACGCTATAAAAATTACCTCTTTTAGCTGATGGAAAATTTATAGTTTCAGCATAGTGCTCCCAAACACCACCGTCTTTTATAGTATAAAAATTATTTTTAAGACTAAATATTTGTTCTGGATTAAAAGTAAAAAAACTTACCCAACCTCTTGCTTGCTCGTCAAAAGATAAAGTACCAGGTACTTCTGTTGAAGTTGTGCTGCGAATTGGGTTTAATTGAGATGAAACAACATATTGATTATTATGTAAGTCATAACCACCTAAAATAATACCTTCACCTTGAACAGTGTCTATATCATTTATTCTATCTCTAAAGTAATCTCTCATGCCATATCTTGATATTTCTTCAATACCATTTTGACTTAACCTTAGTATAGCGTTATTATTTTTATCAGAAAAATATTTACTATATCCATATATAGCAAAACTTTCAGGGTTTTTACTTATACCATATTCACCAGAATAAGGTTGTATAACACCTATGACTAAATTACTAGAAGTTACGGATCCACCACCTTCGGCTGAGTATATAGCGTCTTTATCTATTAATGCTCTAGATACTTTATTTTCTTGAAAAATAATTAAATTAGTATCTTCAGCGTATAGTTTTTGTATAGAAGCATTTGCTGGATCTGCTGTTTTAGTTATGTCTTCTCCAACTGAAAAAACGTTTGTTTGATTTATACCTGTTCTAGAATTAAATATTCCAGAATATATAAGAGAACTTTTTCTATAAGAACCAAGTCTTTCATCTTCTACTATATAAGCTTTAACACCAAAATCAACAGTAGTATTATTATACCCTCCTCTTATTCTAGACTCTTCTATAGCCCAATTATAAGGAGAACTAGACACTACTCTAGAGTAACCACCTAGTTCAGATGGTATACCATAAGACCCGTTCCATACTGGTACGTTATCTTCTGTTGTCTTTTTTAATATAAAAGTGTTAAAATATTTAACCTCTACTACTGCTCCCATAATTAATTATTACTTATTTTTATGTTAAATTACTTTATTACGTAGGTTCGTTTATTGAAAAAACGTAATTAGAAGGCGCAGGATTTATAGGAGTTGCTGTTCCGCTTCCTGCTGTTTGAGTCCAACTCCATGCTGAAGCACCACTATACACTAAGCAATTACCTATGCAATCTCCAGTAGCTAGCCCTGTTAATAGTCCTGGTAAAACAAACGTGTTGCCTATAGTTCCAATAGCTACATCTTGAATATTTGTAAAAGGACCTGACCAAGCGCCTGTACAATATTGATCATAAGCATTACCACTTAGACCTAGTAACTGAGACCTACTTTGTCCCTGAGCGTTAAGACCATTTGTAGGTACAATGCTTATATTAGAACCTCCACCTTGTGAAGCTAGCATATTATCCCAGTTAGGAAAATCTCCAGAATTTTGTGATCCACCTTGCCACACGTACCATCCAGTTTGACCATTGCCAAAAGGATACGCATAACCGTTTTCAGGACATAAAAACACTAAAGTGAATTTAGCCTCAAAAGGATCTATAGGTATGTTAGCGTTGCAGCTTCTAGTAAACCCTGTTAACTTCCACTGTTGTATTAAACAAACTTTAGCTCCAGTGTTTATTATAGCAGAACAAGAAACAGAAGCACCTGGATCTCCTAAAGTCATGTTTACAGTGTATATATCAGAAGGCATACTAGAATCTTCATAACCTTTGTTTAATAATGTTATTTCTCCTTTAGCAGCAAGTCCAGTACCGTTTTTAGTAGCAACACCGCTGTTTCCAAACTCAAAATAATCAACTAATTCATTTTGAGAATTAAATTGATCACCCATCGTAAAGGTTAAATCTTTCCAAGCATTTGCATTACCTTGAGGCGCTAAGTCTGTAATATCAAATCCAGCTCCGTTAACTCCGTATATAGTAGCTATTATTTCAGTGGTTGTATTACCTGGATAATATGGACCCATAGGGCAATTATCCCAAACCGGATCTTCGTATACAGATATACTGTCTCCATCGCTAACAGCTACTTGTTGATTAACCTCTAACGTTGGAGTTGGTCTCCATTGTATTTTAGCATTTGCAGGTAACGTAACCGCTTGACTAACTACGATACTTCCAGGAGTACCACTGCTTATAGATACTATATAAGTGCCTTCCGGAACAGTTCCAACAGAGTCTACATCACGTATTAAATAACCTACAGTACTACCTAGCGGGGTAAAGGTTAAAGGAATTGTTGTTGCGTTGCTTACGCCGGTTGTTTGTGGTTGTATAAACTCAGGTGCCCAAGGTACATCATTAGGTGTATAACCATTTCCGCTTACAACTAAGTTAGCTGGATATCCAGGCCCATCAACATTGTCTCCAATATCTATATCATCTACGTTACCTACAACGTTATAAACGTTTATAATATTAGAAGGTGTAGGAAATCCTAAGGCATTCATTGTTACTGGTTGATAATAATAAAAATGAGGAGAAACGTTTTCTAAGTTTAGTTCTTTTTCAAAAGAAGACGTTAAACCATTTACAGTAGCTGAAAACAAGCATGTGAAACTAAATCTTTCTGGTTCAGTTCCAAACCATATATGATTAACAAAACCAGTACTTATTTTTAAATTATATAAATTACTACCAGATCCTGTTTCTTCAAAGCTAAATACTGGTTGAATTACATTGTTGTCATCTGTATAAGCGGTTTGTACATTTGTTCCAAAACCATCTGTTATTGAATCTAAAGTTAACGGCGAAGCTATAACAGTACCAAAGTTAGTTACTAGTCCAAAAGGAGTAGTTGTTATGTTTGGCCATTCACTAGTCACAGGGTCTTGTCTTAAGCTTTCTAAAAAATTATTTAAATTAAAAGGAGAAACTCCTCCAGCTGCTTCGCCACCGGTGTTTTCGTTTAGTATAATATTATTTACGTCTTCTATAACACCTGTTGTAGATGATTCCCAAAATATATCTAATAAACTGTTTACTGGTTCTGTTTCATAAACCGCTAGATATTGTATACCTGGCTTTGTTTCGCTTGTTATATCTATTCTATCACCTGCGTTTACGGCTACTTGTTCATTTATAATTAAAGTACCAGGTGTTGTAAAGTCAATAGATTCACCAGAAGAAACTGGAGATATATTATTAAGTATAACGTTTGGTTCGCCTGCTACTGAAGGATTAATTATTTCTAAAACAACAGTACCTTCTGGTACACCTGCTCCAGAAACTATTTGGCCAACAGACATCAAGCCGGTTCCAGCAAAAAACAAACCAGCTACATTACTAGATTCTGATGTGTTTACTGTTACCGCAAGAGTTGGCGGATTATAACCAGCTCCTGAAACAACAACTGTGTCTGGAAAATTTGGACCAGTAACTGTCATGCCTACTTCAATGGAACCAACAGCACCTACTTCACCGTATAACTGTAAAGTATTAGTAGTGTTGCTTACTGCTATAAAAGCGCTAACAGACGTATAATTAATATTAGCTAATTGACCTATTTTTGAAGCTGTGCTAATTCTAGCTACATAAGGATTTGATTCTAGCGTATAAAATTGCGGAAAAAGATTTGGCTCAGGTGGAGTTAATGGATCGTAATCAAACAAATCATTTACCGTAGAAATAGTTATAGCTATATCGTTTGATCTACCAGGATAATATTGTAAATTACTTTGACCCACGTTATCATTCGCTGTTGTTATAGATATAACAGAGTTTTCAACCCTACCGTATAATTTTACGGAACTTCTAAACTGATTTTGTGTTGGACCCACTTCAGTTAAATCTCTAGGTACTTTATTAATGTTATCACTTATTAATACTATATGAGAAGTAACTCCAACCTCTAAGGTTATGTCATTAGGATAAGAAGCCATTATACCAGGCAGGTAGACATTATAGTACTCTTGCTCTGTTTGTTTTACTACAATTTTGTAAGAATACCAACCTAAAGGATTATAAGATAAACTCGTAGCGTCACCATTATAAACACCAGGTTCGAAAGTTTCAAAATTTCTAACAGTAGCTATTTCATTGTTAAAAATTAATTTTATAGAATCTCCAGGCCAAGTGTCTGGATCAACATTAATGTCATTGTATGGTGAATATATAGTAGAACCTTTAAAAGTGTTACTACCTATTGTTATTAACTCCTTATTATTTGAAAGTATAACACCAGATTGTCTTCCGTACCTATCCGAAAGCACAACACCAACTTGGTAATTTCTGTTTGTTTTTACGCTTGAGTTTGGGTATTCTATTTTGCTAGTACTGTTTTGAGTATCACCTCCTGGTTCTAAAATAACTAATTGTAAGTTTACTAGTATTCCTATAGTAGGAGTGTCTAATGTTATAGTGTTTCCATTTATGTTAGTTATTAAAGTACCAATAGCTACTCCATCAGAAACAACCACCATGCCTACAAAAATATCTCCTTTTGGGTTAGTTATATTTATAACTGTAGATCCAATTGGAAAACTACCACTTACCGCAGCTGTTCCTCCGTTTAAATCAAAGTCTGACTTAGGTGATATAGCTACGTTATAGTCTATGTATTCAGGTGCAGTATGTTTGTTTTGATAGTTTCCATATATAACTCTATTACCTGAAATTTCTTGAGCTAGAGCTCTAACAGGTGTTTTGTCGTAAACTCTTATTAAATCTTTTTCCGGTAAAGTTTTAAACGGTTTTTTAGATTGGTAATTGTAAACGTGGTAATTAGGTTCCCCTATTGTTAGTTTAACGCCAGCTATTAAAGTTTGTACCGAGCTAAGTTCAATCCTACCTGAAGTGCTAGGTAAGACACTTGGATTGTCTGGCGTGTAACTTACCACTGTCACGTTTGTTGTAATTCCAAAACCAGTCACATAACTACCAACTTGTATTCCACCCAGTATGCCATCAACATTTACGTTAACACTCGCGCTTGTTGTTGTTTTTACATTTGCTATACCAGAAGAATTATATAGAGTTGTAGAATCTACAGTGTCCACAACCTTAATAGGTAGTTGATCTGATTCTTTGTAAAGTATATCTATAGCAGTAACCTTTAAAGAGTTTAGCATGCTATAATTAGCGTATGGAAGTGGTATTCTTAACTTGATGTCGTCTACTTTGTTCTCAACAAAACTAACTATAGTACTTCTTAATGTCTCAGATTCATTGTTTACTTCTTTTAAATTAGGAGTATTAACGTACATAAAATAACCATCTTGCTTAGGTATAAAAGCAGCTTGAGTAAAGGTAGAAAATAAAGAATATTGACTGTCTTCAAATTTAAATCTATATCCAAATCTAACAAACTTATCATCTAAATAAGTTGGATCACCTGCAAATTCAGGATTATAATAAGGATTCACATTAAGTATTATAACAGTATTGCTAGGTAAGTTTTCGGTAAACGTTAGACCACTAGCAAAAGTTAACTCCCAAGTAGGTGTAGCTCCTGTATCATCATATGTTGCTGTTTCTACCAATAGACTAGGTATAGTTTGAACTACACCAAGAGCATCAACGTATGAAACACTAGAGCCAGTGTTATACGGATTTTGTATGTTTCCGTCTAAAAGTATGTCTCCAATAAAGTTTTTTACAAATATACTTGTGGCGCCAGTTGTTACAGACGCGTTCAAAGATCCATTACCACCGTTGGGTAAATTTTTACTTGTAACATCCTTCATGGTTGTTTCGTATTGAGGAGTTGCTGAAGTTGTTAATTTGCTTTCAGCATAAAGCTCTATACATTTGTAGGGATTATATTTTGCAACAGATATTTGATCTTCGTTAGTGTAATGCGTAGGTGTTGCGAGTCTATTTGGATTTGCTAAACTAATATTTATGCACCTAGGTTGGTTTCTATTATCTGTCCAAAACAATAAGTTTTCAACTATGCTTAAACCATGCACTGGACGTGTTTGAGAAAAATTAAGAAAACCACCTTGAACCAATATAGTCAATGGATTTCCGGTTGTGTCTTGTGAATTAAAAGCAAGTATATAGTTTTTAGCCGAAGGACTGTAGCTGTTAGGTTTTTGACCTTGAACATCACTCCAGTTTGTAAAAAACAAATAAGCAATACCAGAAGCTTCATCTTCAATAGAACCAATACAATAAAGATTAGCGGATCCAGTTAAAACTTGAGCATCTGCAACCTTAGAATTTCCTAAAACATTTTCTAAAGAACCAACATTAGCTCCTTCTGATTTGTTTACCTGCACGTTTATAGCATCCCTGTATTCGTTATTAGGAAGTATGCGAGCGTCCAAGTCTTTATTCATCTTGGACTTTAAGAAAGTATTTTTAGACTTGTTCATTTGATTTTAGTGTTTTATCCATTTAGATTTACCTCTCATAACTTGAGTGATCTCTTCTATTTTTATATTAGATAATCTTATTTTAGCATTTCTTAAAGCAGCGTATCTTTCTTTTTTAAATCTCTGAACTACGTACTCTTGTTGTCCAGCTCTGTTAGCTATTAAATTGTAAGATATGCTTTTGTACATAGCATCTTCTGCTAACTTAGGAACTTTAGTATCTAAATCATACGCTAATCCGTCTGAAATATATTCTAAAACTATTAGTCTACCTATTAAGTTACTAGAAAAAGTAAATTTACCTTCTCTTTCATCTATGCCAAACCAACCATTTGATTGAGAATATTGTGGATCAAGACCATATTGTCTTCCCCAACCAAGAGCACCGCTAGCGTTTCCAAAATATCCATCTCCATTAATAAAACCATCATTAAAAAACTGACCATTTATTAATCTATCGTTAGCTTGTCCCCATCTTTCTTCTGTAATAGACGTGCCTTCTAAGTTTTCAGCCAAACTGTCTTGCACAGGTGAACCTACTTTATCTTGTAAAAAAGTATTGTAAGGGTTTATAGTTAAATTATTTGCTGGGTATATAATTCTTTTAACACCTAGCTGATCTATATAAGACATTCTAACATAGTTAACGTAATCTTGAGGCATTGCCAAAGACAGTGATTCAGGTATTGTTAATTCACTAGAGTGTATACTTTTTAAAGTATCATAGCTAAATTCTTGCAATGATCTTTTAGCAAAGAATAACACGTCGGATTTTTTAGCTGTTTGAATTATTTTACCATCACCAACGTAACCAACCATGTAATTGTCTATAACATCACCTAGTCTTATGTAAGAGTATTCGCCGTAGTTATTTTCAACAACTTGTCCAAATGCTTTTTCTATATCTGTGCTACCATACTGACCACCGGTAAGTGACTTTAGTTGCACAACAACATAAACACTAGCTCCTGGAGCAGCCACAAGCTCTATAGTATTACCAACAACTTTCATATCAGTAATCCACTCACTCCATGTTCCAGCTAGTCCACTAGCGCTAATATATAATTTAAAATTATTTGTTACATAATTTACATCTGAAGGATCCCAACTATTGATTGATCCTAGTATTAAGTCCGTATCAAAAGTTGTTATAAAAGTTTGATTAGGATCATTTGCTACATTGCCTCTAAAATTTTGAGAACCTGCGTAATATTGTTGATTTGTTTCTGTTATTAATCCCATTTTTTAAGCTTTTTCATTATTTGAAGCTTTTTGAGCTTCTTGTTCAGCAACTTGAATTATAGTGGGATCGTTTATTATTATACCACAATATTTTAAAATATTTATTACTAAATTATTTTTCTCTGATACATCTAATTCAAAATCTACACTAGTAGAAGCTGTTCCTCCAACTGGATTAAATAAGTATTGACCAAGATTACCAATAGTAAAATCCCATCTTGGAGTAGAGGGTTTAAATAAACAATTTATTGTTAATACGTTTGGAGTAGGAGATACTTTTACTAACAACTGACTAGTTACGCTTGGAGATATTACAGCGTTTGTTGTGAAGCAAATTGGATAACGATTAGTGGGAGTGGTTAGTTTAGATCTAGTTATTTCTGAATAATCACTTTTACTGGCTAATTCTGTTATAGAATTGTATATTGGATTAGTAGTGCTATAAGTAGATATTATTTGACCTAGTTTAAACACTTCACCAGGACCTGTGTACACAAATCCATCATTAGTAGTGTCGTAAGAAAACACTGCGTCTTTTTCAAAAGGATATAACTTATAAGCAATGTCTTTAAACATGTTAAAGAACTCTGTATCGTTTTGAGTATTTCTTTGATTTTGACGGTTTACTTGATTTCCGTCTGGAAAATAAGATATAAATATTTCATCTTGAACTTGAGTTGCTAAGCTAGCAAATTCTGATGGAGTTACGTAACCTCTTTGTTCTTTGTTTATTATATACAAGACTGTTTGATATACTGTATTTACACTTACTGCCATTTTTTTTTATTTTTAATATACTAAAAAGGCGGCCGTAACCGCCCTATATTAGTATCACTTGTTTTTATAGTTTTTTATCTATAGATCTATAAACTTCTACTCCTTCATCGGTTTTCAACCAAGCAGCAAATGCTGAATAAGGATTTTCATCAAAAGGAACATTCATTAATTTTCTACCGTTTGATCCCCATGTAAAAGATCTTTGATCAGAAGATAATTTTATTATTCCTAATTCACTAGCTCTAATTCCAACATTTCTAAGTTGTACGTTTTCATCATTAGCTAAAGATAAAAATAAACTAGGATTATTTCTAGCAAATAATAGTAAATCTCTTCTAAGTTCTTTAGAACTCATTTCATTTACTTTTGATCCTAATTCTACTCTTAAAATTGCTTCGGCGTGATCTACTTCCATACTAATAGCAGCATTTAACGCTGTAACCTGATGAGTTAAAATATCTAATTGATCAACAGCTTCTTCAACAGCGCTGTATTCTTGATATGCTTTATCTTTTAAAGGGTGGTATAAAGATAATAATTTTTGTAAATTTTGCTGAGATTTATCTACCTCAAGCATTCCTTTATCAAATCTGATATGACCCATAGTACATTCACCTTTTTGTTCATCTACAAGAGGCGAATCTTGATTTGTTGCATATCTTATTTCTCTCTGCTTACCAGACTCTTCGTCAAAATAAAGTAAAGCATGTTTTCTAGTATGCTTTCCTGGAATTGTATACGTCAAAGGTGTTTTAGTTCCTTTTAAATAATAAGTTCTATTTTTTATTTCCCAACTAGGTTTTGTTGGTTCTTTTGGTGCAGCTACTTTTGTAACTACTTCTTGAGTTGCAACCTCAACAGTTTCTGCTTTAGCTTGTTTAGCCATAATATAATATAATTAAATAGTTTATAAAAGTAATAATTACCCCCGTAAATACAACGAGGGTAAGAATTACATTATTGTTGATTATTAGATTCCTCTGAATATAACAAAGTTATTAGCAGCTTGAGTTACTAAACATCTTTCAGATAGGAAGTTTACTTCCATAGCATCAAGAGTTGAAGTAAATGCTCCACCTGCAGAACCAGTTAACCAAGACTTCATACGTCTGTCATCAGCTTGTGAAGCTCTATAACGTACGTGTAAGAAAGGTCTACGGATATTAGTTCCTAAGATTTGATCATAAACTGTAGAAGTTCCAGCTGGAATTAATACACCTTCAACTGAGTTAATACCATTGATTCCTCCACGAGTAGAAGCGTCATTTAAGTATTTCCAATCAGTTTTATAGAAGTCATAAGAACCTCTTCTAAATCCTGAAAATCCAAGATTTAAAGCCATTTCTTCTGAGTTTTCAAATAAACCAAAAGCAGTACCACCAGCAAATCCGCCAGAGATAGAAGCTAACATATCGTCAAAATCAAGAGATGTTTGTCTCTGTAAGAATAGCATGTTTTCTTCAATTGCTCCTTGTGTATCTAAATTCTTAAGGATAGCATCAAATTCATCAAGACCTGCAGCAGCAGTAAATCCTGTTTGTACATTACCTCTAGACTGGATAGCAGCGAATAAACCTTCTGATCCTGGACTAGCAGCAATACCTGCAGCAACCTGATTAAACTCAGCTTCAATCATACTCATTTCTAAGTAATCTTCGAAACGTAATCTAGTTTCAGATTCAGCTTTCAAGTACCATAAGTACCCAGAAGTTCCATCTTCAGTTGCAACTTCAACCCAACCGATTTGTGCCATATCAGAACCATTAACTACGTATTGAGTTCTTAATATGATTGGTGAGTTAGAGTATTGAGTTAATACTGGATCAACAGATAGTCTTGGTGCATTTTGAGCAGGTGCAACACCTCCTACAAACGCTCCAGCCATATCTTGTCCTTTTTGATAATCAGAGCCGTATACAAATACTTTAACACCTGCGGCAGCAGCTGCTACTGGGAAAGCTACGTTATCAAAAGCAGTGAATACAACATCACCTGGATTTAATCCAGATCCAGCGTAAGCTCCAGAATCACTAACAATACCTTTTGTTTCTGCGCCTGTAACAGGGTTTAAAACAACTATAGTATCATTAATAGATATTAAATTCTGCACTACTGGTGCAACAGCTGAAATATTCTGAATAGTTAAAAGCGTGTCGTTTCCAGCACCTGGACCAGCAGCTATAACAACTCCAGAATAAGAGATGTGTAATCTATTTTGTTCAGACCAAATTACTTGATCAGACGTCATTGGCATTTCAGCGCCAACCATTCTTAAGAATCCAGATAGAGTACGGTTTCCGTATCTTTCTACTTCTTGTTCGTAAATTTCAGGTAAATATTGTTGTGCAAAATCATTTACACCTGCACCACCCGTGTTAAATTGTAGGTAGTTACTGTTCAATATCTCCTGAGTTCCTGAAGGGACTAACCCTCCAAACTGTGGATTTAAAGCCATTTTGTTTTGTTTTTTTAGTTAAACTTTTTTGTTTTAATTCTTAATTTTGTAGAATCGGTGCCACTAATTGCTTTCACTTTAAAACCATTAACAAAAACATCACCTTGAGATTTTCTAGCTAGAGAATCACTTGGGTTTTTTGATTTGTTAACAACGTCTTTAATAGCGTCAGCTTTACCTTGTTCATAGAAATGAGAGGCAATCCTATCTACATTGTCAGCAGCGTACATAGCTTTGTGATAACCTTTCGAGTCACTAACATTACCATCTGCGTCTAGGAACTTCCCGACAAGGTTGTTAATACTTGATTGGCTTTCTGCAACTTTTTCACGGTTTTGAATATTGTACTTATAATTTTTTTCACCAACTTTAATATCGAAACCTTCGAAACTGTCATTGAAAAGTTCTTTAGTACTTTCTTTAAACTGTGCGTGTTGTTGCTCTGCTCTTTCTTGCTGCTTATTGTATCGATTGAAAAAATCTGTAGCTTTTTTTTGGTCCTGTGTTACGCCGGGTCTCAACTTGATTTCGTCGTAATATTTCTTTTTCGTTTCCTCTAAAAAGCCTTTAGCTTTTGCAATCTCTTCTTTTTTAGCGAGTTTCTTTTTACGGACTTCTCGTTCTTCGTCTAAGTCTACATCAAATGAAAAATTATCTTCCATGATAAAACTTATTTCTTCCTCATCTAAATGAGGTTTAGCTTTTTTATAATATTCTTTTAATAACGTATTTTCATCTACTGATGAATAATCCGCGTTTAATCTTGTGTAGTCTTCAATAGTTCCTCCAGTGTCTTCCATGAAAGAAACTAGTTTCTCTATATTTTCAGGTAAAGCTTTACCAAGAATTTTTTCATCTTGAATTGCTTTTACAACCTCATCTTCTACTTTTTTAACTTCAGATTCTGTTACTTCTTTGATTGGATAAAACCCTTCAACATCCTTGTTGGACTCTTGTAAAGGTTCTCCCATCGCTGGGCTATCTCCGGTTTGTTCGCCCACAACCACTTCTTTTGTTTCTCCGATTTGAATGGCATCTTCTTTAGGTATTGACACTTTAGTAACTTCTGGTGGTAGTTCAATCAAAGGTTCTTTAATATTCACCTTGGTTGGTTCGTTACTTTGTGGGGTTAATAATTTTTTAGGAGTTTTCTTTTTAAGTTTAAACTCACCTTCCTGTTTAACAGGTTCATTTGTTTTTTGTTCTGACATAATATAATATAATTAAATAATTAATAAACAGTTATAATACTGTTGGAAACTGCTGAGCAGCGTTTTGATTTTCAAAATCTATAGGAGCTGTTTCGTTTTTCCTTTGACTTATCATTTCACTTTGTTGAGTTGCTTGGATCTTTGTTCTTTGATCTTTGCGGTTTTCAATTTTATCTTCTTTTTGTTGCATCTGTTGCACGTCCATCTGCTTGAGTTCCATGTTGTATTGATGCTGTATCTGCATTTCTTGTTGCTTTATTTGAGCAGCTGCTTGCATTCTTTGCATCTCAAATTGAGACTTGGCTTGTTCGTATTGCACATTAGAACCTGATATAGCTTCTTGCTTTTGAACTTCAGCCATTGCTGTTTTTTCTGCAGTCTCTGCTTGAGCATCAGCTTGGGCTTTTATATTAGCTTGTTGATTAGCTTGTTCTTGTTTACCTTTTTGCTTACGTTTTATTTTAAGCATTTGATTCGCTAACTTAAGATTTTTAATCTGCCTTAAGTCTATAGCATCTTCAAGATCAATACCTCCTTGTTGTAAAGCAACTTGTATGTTTTCTTCTAGTTTAGCTTGCTCTTCTTCGTCTGGTTCTAGTTCTAAGAATATACCAAAGTCGTGAAGATTTAAATCAGCAATTCCTTCTAATGTTTTTACGCTATATGTAGATATAGAGTTTTGCAAAGCGTTTTTAGTTAACGGAAACTCTAATGCGTCCGCTAGTTTTAACGCTATGTTTTCAGCTATTCTAAGGGTTAAATACAAACTTGATTGCTTTATATGTCTAGTAGCTACGTTAGATGCGTTAGCTGCCATCTTCTGTAGTCCTACTAAAGTACCTTTATCTGGCGTAGTGCCATCTCTAGCTTCGTTAAGTCCTGTTACATCACGTATCATTTGTAGATAATATTGATACGTTTGTATAAGAGCTGCGATCTTAGCTTGGCCACTAGAGCTATTAAGTTCTTGTATTGGAACTTTACCTTGATTTAGATCACCTTCTTGTGTCAAAGATCTACCAACTATAGAACCTGTTTGGAAATACATGTTTAGTGCTTCTGCTGGGTTATAGTTTGTACCATTGCCTAAATCAACTTCTGCTAAACCGTCCATGTCTAAATAGACGCCATCTGGAACCATCCTAGAAAGTACTTGTTGTAATTTTAAATGTGTAAGCTGTATCATATCAGCAAAACCAATACACTTGCTTACAAGAGATTCTATTCTACCTTTATATATTCTTGGCGCACATAAAGCATAATTCATTTCCACCTTAGTAGTGTCAGCATAAGGTCTTGTCATGTTTTCTGCTAACCTCCAGTCGAGCATTGTATCAGTTCCTAAAACCTTAGCTCCTGTATATAAAACCTCTATAGATCTTGATACTCTTTCAAAGTTATCACTTTCTGGTGGATTAAATGTATCAGGTTTCTCTAAAGCTTTCATTAAACCTTGATCTGTTTGTTTTATTTTAAAAACTTGATTGTGATATGTTTTGTATTCAAAATACAACACTTGAACAGTGTTTTCGTCATAATCACCCCAACCAGTTACATATGATCTATTACCTGGCATTTTTTGAATTCTATCTAATTCTTCTTTTGAAATATTAGGAAACTCTTTTTTAAGCTCGGGTATTGTTATAGATTTTAATTCACCTACGTAATATATATCTTCAAAATTAGGATCTTCAGTATACGAATAAACCATATAAGCAGGATCTACATAATCAACTGTAACTCCTTCGGCTAGATTAAAATTTGTTTTAGTTGCTCCAATACCTATTGTAGTCAAGTCCATGTTTATCCTACGTCTTATTAAGTCGTATTTATTCTGGGCCAACACAGTTGATATAGCTTCTTCTTCTGCTATTTCTATGGATTGCTTATAACTAAGTTGCATGTGCAATTCTAGTTCCTCTGGACTTTCAGGTATTGTTTCTGGATTTGGACTTTGATATAGATTTATACCTAAAGTAGATTTTAATGATTCTAAATACTCTTTAGCAACCATGTCCTCTTGTAGTTTAGAGGCATATTCTGTTCTTTTCTTTACAGAAGAAGGATCTTGAGCATAAGCTTTTATGTCGTAACTTTTACTAGATATACCATTAACAACTATATCTACAAACTTAGATAATATTGGTACTGGTTTCCAGTCTAAATTAAGATAAGACAAATCGCCATTAATAGACAATTCATCTTTGTATTTTTGTATGCTTTGTTCTCCACGAGCGTATAGTCGTAAGTCGTGAAAATTATTCCAATTAGTTAAGTATCTATTACCAGCAGTTCTTCCTGAACGAAACCATTCGTATTCAATAGCCATTGCTACTTGACTACCGTATTCAATACTTGCTTTTTCTGCATCACTCACTACTTGACTAGGGAAAGCGCTATTGGTGTTAGTATATATATTCATTAACTTATAATTTTTGATGTAGTTCCTTTGTTATCATATTTCTTTATACCAAGATCAATCGCCGGTAATTCTATCTTATTTACTGGAGAGTATATGTGTTTGTTACAAGCCATTAAAGCTAGACCTGAACTAATAGAAGCATCATGCGTTGTTCTATTATTTATATTAAAATGTGCCCAGTCTTCTAACGTTCTTTGAAAGTAAACATCTCCATAACCATTTTCTTTTAATCCAACAAAGTGTTCTATATATGTTTCTATAGCAGAAGCGTGTGATTGTTTTATATCTTCACTAGAGTTAGGTATTCCACCTATTTCTCTTTCTGTAATTGATAATTTATTTCTTTTTTTATCTGGTCTGTTCATTGCAAACCCTCTATAACCTCTACGTTTAAAATGATACAAGAGTCTAGGTTTATTATTTTCTGCTAATATTGGCATGCCGTAAAATACACAGGCCATTAATACATCTTCAAAAAAGATCTCAGCAGTTTGAGGTCTAGCTATGTATTCTAAAAAGAAATGATTAGGTGGAACTTCTTCCATACTAAACTTAGTTAAACCATGTAAAGATCCATTAGAACCTTTACCATCTACTGTTCCTGATATATCATATGGATCACAACCAAAAGCACCGCAATGCTCATTGCCTGGATAGTTAACACCATTTTTTATAAACCTTTTGTTTTGTAAATTAAAAGGCGGTACCCAAGTTACTAAAAATCTACCATTTTTATTTGGCATAAATATAACTTTAGAATCTTTTTTATTGTTCTCCCATTGAAAACTTCCTTTAGTTACATTTAAGCTGTTTCTTTCATCTTCGTTATAATCTATTTGTTGGTATATTTTAGTAAGATTAAATAAAGACATTTTAGACTCGTCTCTAAATGCGTGTTTTGTAGTACGCGGAAACTGTCTGTAAAATTCATTTAAACCATCTTGATCATCTTTAAGGCCATCTACTTCATTATTCCAATATTCAATAACACCTATGCCTATGCGTAAGCCATCGGGTCCTACTGTTTCTTTAGATGGTTTTTCGAATACAGGAAAGCCATAAGAATCAATGTATCCTTCGTAGTTCCATTCCATAGGTATGAACAGAGAATATAATCCTGAGCGAGTCTGTCCATTGGCGTTTCTTTTTGTAACGTCTGAATCATCGTATAGTTTCTTAAAATTTCTACCTCCTTTATCTAAAGCATTTGAGGTACTACCCATCATACACTTTCCAATAACTCTACTACCTAATCTAAGGGTTGTTTTTGTAACACGCCAGTTGTTAAGAATGTTATTTGGCCTTTCCCATTTACCTGATTCATCATGAACAAGGAGCCTAAGCTTTTCTCCATCGTAAGCATTATCACCGGTGTTTTTCCAGTCAATAGTGGTGTCCAAACCGGTAATCTCTTTGATGGCTTGATTTGCATCAAGTTTTCTACGGGTAAATTTAGAGGCAGGTACTCTATAAGCAAGTTCGGTTTTTGGTCTGTCCATACCGTCTTGAATCGGTTTGAAAAAGAAGGGATAATTAACGGATATTGGTACGACTTTATCGGTGAACATCTTCTTAGCATCGGCACCAGATTTAGACAATATTCCGTATCGTGAATCTGTTGATATTGTGGCAAGATTAACTGATTCAGCTGAGGACATAAATGAGAAACCTGACCTACGGTTTTTAAGATAACACATCCCGTAAGACCTGATATCGGCTTTGCTAGCTTCCCAGAAAATGTAGAATAATCTATTTGATTCCCTAAAGTCTGGTTGCCCAACATCAATCTTGGACCACTGCAAGTACATGTAATTAGTACCAGTAATATAAGTAGGAATACCTTTGTTAATGAACCAAAAACCTTCTTCACGTCTTGTAAATTCTTTATCAATATAGTCATACCATTTTTCTTTAAATTCTGATGGGTATTCTTCCCAGTCAAAAACAGATTTAATTCTACTTAATTGCTTTGGGTATTGTGTATAAGTCCATTTGTCTTCTTCAAACTCAACAACATCTTTTGGTTTAGGTAAAGCAATTTTAAGGTTTTGTATTTCATAAACCTCACCTATTTCACCTGTTTTACTTATAACTATTAAATCATGTTCTTTGTTATAACCATAATCCCATTTTTTATACCTATTCATTCTACTAAGAACTTTAGGTTTTACGTAGTCTTTTAAGACTTTATATAAAGTTTGCTTATACATTTTTAGATCTTCCTTCAGCAAAACCTTTAAAAGATTTTTCTTCTTTAACTTCCTTAGGTTTATCCTCTAACATATCTTCTTCTTCTTTAATTCTATTCAGAATTTCAAAAGCATCGAATATAGCAAGTTTTTTTGTAGCAGCGGCATTTTTTAATCTATCAGCTGATATGTCATCTTTTGAATCTATAATAGCCTCTTTAGCAACTTTAATTAACTCTTCAACCGCTATGTGCCCAGCTAGGATTATACTCTTCTTCGTCTCCTTTATATTCATACTTAATTACAATATCATTAGATTTCATACAATAAAGTCTTTCTTTTTCAATTAAAAATTCCCATTCACCGTTAGGTGTATAACCTACTAAGTCACCTGGGTTGATTTCTAAATCATTTAAAGAGCTATTGCCATACTTAAGTATACCAATAAGACTGCGTTCTTTATCAACCGTTAGAGATTGATTACTTTTTATAGGTTTTATAAAACACCTGTCACCTACGGTATTCCAACCTTCACTATTTCTATATAAATATATTTGATCTATAGAACAAAAATGTAAATCATCTATAAAAAAAGATCTACTTTTTCTTTTCTTTCCTTTCATATCATAGAAAACTCTAAACACGTTTTGGTGAACTACTACTATGTCCCCAATTTTAATATCTAAATTAAAAGCTAAAGGTGTTTTTATAACTTTAGCTAATCTATTTACAAATTTAAAATCTTCTATTTTGGTATTGACTACTAATTCTTTGCCATCCACCATAATTGTATTGCTGTATTTATCACCTAAAGGTTCAACAATAAAATCATATAAACTATTCATTAATATTCTAAATCATATTCAACGGATATAGCCATGTTAGAATTAAATTTCTTCCATGGCAATACCTCATTGTTTTTTTTAATATGTATATTATAGGATTTGTCTGAGTCTTCAAATATTATATGTGATATTTCGTGACCACCATAAACTTGCTGTCCTACAGAATAATGCATAGCATCGTTTTTGTAGTCAGACCCAATACTTATCTTTCTAATATTATTTATCATCTTCTTTTTCAATCTCCGCGTAAGATCCGTCTGTTAAGTCTATATTTACTTGACCATATTCATCTTCTAATTCTTTTTTAGTTGCTTCAATTTCTTTAGAAATTTCCTTAACTTTGTCATGAACATTCATTTTTTGAACATCTAAAACACCTAAAGTTCTTAGTAGTTCGCTTAATTTACTTTGTTGGTCGTTAACAGTTTTTAACTGTTCTTTGGTAATCATTGGTTTTTCCATTTTTTTTACTTTACTCATAATTTGATTTTATTTAATTGTTAATATTTACTTATTTATATAGTTACTTGTTTTTACACTATTTACCTGCAATACACACAAGGTTAGCTGTTGAGCCAGTTGCCATAAGGTAATCTACAGATACTGGTAGTATAGTTCCCATTGGCACGTTTTTAAATATCACAGCGTCACCTATTGTTGGAGCTGAGTCAACGACTCTTAGTATAGCTCTTGTACCTCCGCTAGCTCCAGCCTGTGTTACTGTTATAATATCTCCTGGAGAATAATTTGATCCAGCAGCATTTACAGCTATAGTTGTTATTGCTCCGTTAAGCGCGCCTGTTATAGTAAACTCAGCTGCATTATTACTACCAGCAGAAGTAATTGTAATTACATCACCTGTAGAATAACCTGAGCCACTTCTCGTTATAATAAGAGTTGCAGCAGGACCTGTTCCAAGTCCTCCGCTAATTGTATCAATTGTACCTTCTAAACCTGTTCCTCCAACTGGAGCAGCAGTGCTTGTAAAAGTATTACCTACAGTATAATCAGTTCCACCTTGGCCAACTACAAGAGCAGACGTTGGTACAGCTACTGTTATATCTACAGTCAAACCACTTGGTTGTTTAGCTGGTGATTTAGGTACTGAACTAGTTACTGATGTTAATAATCCGGTAGCTGTAAAATAACCAGCACCATTTGAAAAAGCATTATAACTAGGGCTTGATGTGTAAGGATCAAAAGATTTAAATCCTCCTGCAGCTACAGCTCCTATAACACCTTGAACTCCAGAGAGTATAACGGCAATATCAGCCTTTGTAGCGGCTGGCGTGCCAGTTATTTCACTAACATAAAGCACAGAGCTATTTAAATTTGTACCTAATGTTCCAGATTGGTTTTCAAATAACCAAGCTGATCTAGGATCTATCGCGGTATCTAGGATAGGCAATACTTGTAACGCTTTACCTATAATACTGTCACTTGTTGGAAATTGTCCCATTTTTTATTTTTTTATTTATTACTTATTGATTTATATTTTTCTACTCCACGTGAACCAAAATAAGCTATGTACACAGTTGTTAATAACTGTTTTAATAATCCTATCCACTCTTGCTCTACAGTGAAAGATATCTCATGATGACTATCAACCCATATGAAAGCTATAGCCATAAACGATAAGAATATAAGAGCCATAGGGCGCGTGTTTTTACTAAGCCATGAGTCAGAAGTCATATCGCTCTCCCAGCGTTTTGTTACCTGGTCTTCTGCGCTAGCAGCCGCTTCCTGAACTATGACTTGAATCTCCTTTTTTATTTGAAGTTTTTCTTCCTCAGTAGTTGTTAGTTTATCAATAACATCACCAACATCTTTGATGACATTACCACTTAACCATTCCCAAATTTTTTTCAATTACTTTTTAGTTTTAGGATGAGTAAACTTTCTTGAATAAGTTGGTCTTATTGTATCTCTCAAAGCGTTCTTACCTTGATTGTAGTTTGTAACTATTTGGCTTGGACCAGATTCGCCATCGTATTCATCTTCAGATAAACTAACCACATATTGTCCTTTATCGTCTTTTTTAACTTTACTAATATTTTCTATGTTATATCCTTTTTTGCTTGCCTGCTCTTCAAAACTCATCTCGTCAAGAAAGTCTCCTACATTAGCATTTGACTGTTCTAATGGGGATGGGCTTTCGCGTTTTTCACCTGCATCAGAAGCATCAGTAGTATCAAATCCAACATTGCTTCCTAAGCTATTAGCTTTAGTAACTCTATCTTTTAATACCCTTAACTTTCTATCAAAAGCTTCGTCTACGTTTTTAGTGCCAAAAGTTGCTCTTGAAGCATCTACATCAGCTTGGGATTCTTTAACTAAAGCGTTAGCTCTTTCTAGTTGTGATTTTTTTTCTCTTTGAAGCAAAGGTGATTTTGCACTGAATTGTCTTTGAAATGGTGAACTCATAATTATTTTTTAAATTTTTGTTTCTATTACGTACTTAGCTCCAGGAAACGTATAATCATAACCTGGATACATTACCTTGGTATAACCTCTATCGTCTGTTCCTAGTACTTTAAAATTAACGCCTTTCATCGTTATTTTGTTTCCTTGTATTATATTTTGATGTTCATTTACATCAGGACTATCACTTAGATAACCTTTTTCTGAAAAACCTTTCATGATCTTTTATAAGCTTCAGCTTCCCAAGGCAAATCCTTCGCACCTTCTTCCATATCAGATCTTGAGTATTTTTTACCTTTCCAATAAACATTGTCATTGTCATAATCTAAATCACCTCTTTCCATTTGTTCTAGGTGAATTTTTTCATGCTCAACAACTCCTTCAACTTCACTTGGATCTAGGTCTTTATTTATAACTATAGAACCATTGTTATTAGCTTTACCCATAACACCTTCTTCCATGTCTATTTTATAAATAGGAGTACTATCTACCATGTAAGGTGGATTTGTTAATTTAAAAGCCATATTATTGTTTGTAAGGAAATATTTTATTGAGTGCTCCTTTTCTAGCAGCGCAGCCGCAAGGGATATTTAATCCGCTTGCGACGTTGTCTACTAATTTTTTGATACCAGTAGCTTTAGTAAACTTCTCTATGTCGTCTCCTAAACCTGTTGATTTCATAGTTAAGCTATTGCTACACTTGCGTATTGTACAAATACTGGAGCAGATGTAACAACCATACGACCAACTTGACCAGATTGTGGTGCTGGTACTTGTTGAGTTGCAATTGGCTTACCTAGTGTAGATATTATTCCACCTGGATTAGCAGCTATAGCAGCATTAAATGCTTCTAATACAGTCTGCCCACCTACTAGTGCTGCCGTGTGTGTAAAAGTGTAAGTTTGCGCTCCAGCAATACCATCAGTTATAATAGTTGTTGTTGTAGTTAGATTTCCAATTGGAGCTGCAACGTCTCCAGCGCGTACGTTAACGATGTTACTAATTCCGAATAATTCATCCCCTGTTGCTAGAGGTACTTTTAAAAATTTTGCCATTTTGTTTTGTTTAAGTTTATGTTAGTGTTTATGTTTGGCTGAGGTTTGTACAGTCCTCTCTGTTTTATTATTTTGGTTTTTTAAATTCAAATTCTTCGCCTTTCATTACTCTATCTATTCTTTTATTTACAGCGCCAATAGAATCTTTAGAAACATTGAATCTGTCAGCTGACTCTTCATACGCGTTGTATGTTCCAGTTCCATCTTTATAAGCTCCAATCGCCGCCTCGGTATCGTCAAATCTTAATTTCATCAAATCAGTTTGACTTACTCCGTCTTTATTTGTTCTATCATCATAAGTGGAAAAGCCCCCTTCTTCTTGATGAGCTGGTGATCCTTTATATGATCCTCCTTTGTGTGCTGGTGATCCAGCTGACATTGAGTGTTTTGACATCCAAGATCCACCGCCTCCGGCGATTCTATCTATTGGCATGTCTTGCATTAAATTCTTTTTTTCTTGTGAGTTTGATTCCATGGTTATTATTTATTTTTATTATTTATTTATGGGCATATTGTTGTTGATCCGTCTTTATTTGTTATTGTTGAGCCACTGTTTCCAGAGCAAGGAGAAGAACCTCTTGATCCTTTATGTGACTTTCCTGACATCTGTAAATCATCATTTTTGTTTTTCTTATTGATTTTAGCTCTTGTTTTATCCATAGCTAAATCAGTTCCACCAACTATATCATCTTGCAGTTGTTGAAAATCTGCTGCATTAGAAAAATACTTTACTGAATCAGGATTTGAATAACTATTTAGCGGACTTGAGTTTTTTTTTCTTCCTGCCCTTTTTCTTCTTTTTTATCGTGACTAGCGTTTTTAGCATTACCTTTATCAACTAAGCTCATCACTTCTTTGTTTTCGTAATCATAATCACCGTCTTCACCACCTTTTAAAGATAGTTTTTTAGCTTTTTTCAAATGCTTATCTCCATGATTGTATAGTGGAGATTCATTCATTTCAGCTGGTGAAGCTTTAATAGCTTCTTGTAAATGTTCTGGTAGGTTTACTTGACCTCCTTTTAGGGTTTTAGCTAAAGCTGAACCCATAAATTTTTTTGCAAATGGTGAACTCATTTTTTTTATTTTTAGTTTAGTTTTTACAACCGAAGTTGTTTGCGTAGTTTGCCATCTTGACAACTTCCTCGCTATATTTATCTTTACTTGACATAACTGATGATGCAGCTGAGCAAGCGTCTTTAAAGCCGTTCTTTTTAGCCCAAGCCGTAAACTTACCTTTGTTCTCTGGTTTTATTTCAGGAAATCCTTTTTTATAAAACGGAGAATTCATTATTTATATACTTTAGCGCATTGCGTTATTGGCATACCTTTATAATAAGTTGGCGCTTTTAGTATTTGCATACCCGTTGCTCCGTTGCTAGCTCCTTTACCATGAGGTCTACCTTCTTGATCTAAAGGACCATCCCATATATGAGATTCACCTACTACACCTACTTGGCTACCTGGCTTTAATTTTTCCATTGCTGGATCGTATTTGTTACTATGCATAATTTTTATTTTATATTAATCTTCTGATAATTCTGTTCTATCTGATAATTCTGTTTGCTCCATTATACCTCTACGCTCGTCTTCTTGTCTTTGTAACATGTTACTCATACCTTCGTCTTCAGTTTTTACAACGGAAGCTTCCTCTTGCAATTGGTTTTGCTTCATTTCTGCATAACCTGGCTTGTTAGCTAAGTTGTGTTGACGCGTGTAGTTTGAATTAGCATCCGTCATTTCTTTTGTATACTTGCCACCATACTTTCCAAACCCATCAGTTCCCTTATACATCTTGTCACCAGGAAAAGGTAAACCAAAAGCTTTATCTTTATAATCTGATTTAACAGTACCTAGATCAACAGCTGGTAATTTTTGAACTTGAAACAAAGGTGTTGCACCTACAGAGTTTTGCATAGACTGAGTACTGCCAAACATACCTTGAGCTACTTGTTGAGTTTGTGGGCTAAAAACTGGTTGTGCTTGACCCATCGTGTTAGCTTGTTGAGGTGGCACGTTAGACATTAAACTTTGTGGTTGCTGTGCCAATGACGGATCCATAACTTGTTTGACTGGAGAATGTTTGCCACCTTCTAGTTTTTTAACACCCTGATTATCTCTTCTTTCTGGGTATAATTCTGCGTCTGTTGGAGGAAGTGTCTTCTCAATTGTATTTTTTATAACACCACCACCTCTATTAATGTCAGTTTCAACTGGTGGTCGTTTTTTAGGCTTCATATCTTTAGGATCTTCACTTGGTATAACTCCTTGATTAAATGGTGAATCAGTATCATGTCTAGCGTTTTCTAAATAATGTAAACGCGCACTAGGTTTTAATTTAGTGTTATAAGCTTCCTTATAATCATATTTTTTACCTTTCATTTTTATCTATTTTTATCTTTATTTACATTATATATAGCTTTTGTCATTACTTTATCTGTATAACTACTACCAGCTATTAATTTGTTTCTTCTTTTACTTATTGGTAGATCTTCTTCACCTAGCATTATTCTGTATATTCTACTTATTAATTGCTTGCATTTAAAAGATACTTCGTATATATTAAACATTTGTGTAGATCTATTTCTTTTTCTCCACACAACTATCCAACCTTCTTTAAGTAATCTATTCCATCTTCTGTTATCCCAACTGTAAGAATAACTACCCATTTTAAAATCTTTTTTATTAAAAAAACCTATACAATCTAAATAAATTAATAGTTCTAAATCAGCATCGTTTAAGTCATTGTTTTTACATGCCCACTTACGTATTATTCTGTAATGTTTTATTAAGTTTAAGTCCTTAATGTCACGTGCACTTATTCTCATAAAACAACAACTACATCCTGAGCTTTAATCACATGATACGTTTGTTTTTCTAATTCTATTTTATGACCAGCATGTCTATCAAAAAAGATCTTATCGTTCTCTTTCATTCCAACTATATCAGATCCTACCGAAACAACCGTTGCTTCTACGTATCTAATGTCTTCTCTCTGGTTTTCTGCAAGAAGTAAACCACCTTTTGTTTTAGTGGTTCCTTCTTTTGTTTTTTGTATAATTAAATTTCTACCTATTGCTTTCATCGATTCTTAAATTATTGATTACACAATCGGTTGACAATATCGTTGTAGCTACTGAAGCTGCGTTTTGAAGAGCACTTTTTGTAACGAGTAAAGGATCTATAATACCTGACTTAATCATATTTACCATTTTTCCTGTAACCACGTTTAGACCTTTACCTTTCATAATAGGTAGATCATACTCTACAATGCCCGCGTTTTCTAATATTGTTCTAAAAGGTGATTTAATTGCTTCTAATAATACTTGCTCACCTATTGATTTAGATTTAATATGTTGCGCGGCATTTAATAAAGCGATTCCACCTCCTGATACTATACCTTCTTTAACAGCAGCTTTCGTAGCGCAAATAGCGTCTTCAACCCTATCTGTTTTTTCTTTTAATTCAATATCAGAATTAGCACCTACTTTTACTATGGCTATTCTAGCCGCGAGCATTGCTAATCTTTTTTCTAATTTTATTACCTCATAAGCAGGTAAATCTTTAGATAGTTTTTCTTTTATATCTTCTATAATTAAATTAACATCTTTTGATGTTTCTTTTATTTGAATAACTGTATCTTGGTGAGTTGTTACGCTTTTTAAACAAGATCCTAAATGTTCTATTTGAATCATATCTAAGTCATCGCCTAAATCTTCATTTATAATAGTAGCACCTGTTAACAAAGAAAGATCATCAAGTATTTGTTTTTTATTAACACCATATGTTGGTGCGTTTATAACATTTACCTTGATATTGCCTTTCTTTTTATTCATTGCTAAAGCTGATAAAACACCTTGTTCTAAGTCGCCTATAATAAGCAAAGGTTTGTTGTTTTTTATTACATACTCTAGCACTGATTGTATTTGTCTAATTGTATCAACTGGTGATTCAATTAACAGCACTAGTGGATTTTCTAGTTCTGCTGTTTTTGATTGTTGATTAGTTACGAAATGAGAATTAGTAATTCCTTTATCATATTGAACTCCATCAACTACTTCAAACACTGTTTTACCTGAAGCAGATGTCTCCATCATGACAACACCCGTGTTATCTACAGATCTAAAAGCGTCTGCAATGATACAACCAAGTTCTTTGTCGTTGTTGGTAGATATAGTGGCAATTTGATTTATCATTTGCCCTTTAGCTTCTATTGATGTAGATTCTAAATATTTTATAACTTTTTTAACTGCAGAATTAATACCATCTTTTAATTCTCTTGAATTTGTTTTATTAGAAACTTTATAAGCTTCTTCTAATATAGCATGAGCTAATACGGTTGCGGTAGTTGTACCGTCACCTGCTTCTCTCACCGTTTTTCTTGCTGCTTCTTTTAATAGAGTAGCACCCATGTTTTCAACTGGGTCTAGTAATACTATTGAGTCTGCAACTGTAACTCCATCTTTTGTTATAACTGGTCTTCCGCTAGCATCTTCTAGCATTACACATTTACCGCTAGCTCCTAATGTGGAGCTAACAGCAGTTGTGAGTTTAGTTATACCTTTAAATACATTTTTCCTAGCTTCGTCACCGAAGTTAAGATTTTTGACTATTGAGTCTGACATAATTTAATTTGATTAGATTTAATTGATTTTACTTAAAGGTTTTTACGACTTTTGGTCCATTAGCGAATTCTAGTTTTTTAACATAGTGAGCAACTGATGAATCAATCGCTTGCTCTGCTCCTTCTAAAGTTTCACGTCTTGTGACGTCGTGCCAAGTATCTTTTTCATTTGGATCTTGGTGTTCGGTTTGATAGAAACCGTTTGGTAATTGCACAATACGCCAATTTGACTTATCAGCAACATGCTTCCAAAGGTCTAAGGTTTCTTGTGTGATTTGTGGTTGACTACTCCACGAACTAGTCTGGTAAAAAATTGTCATTGGTTTTGGTTTTAATTATTATCTGGTTGTTGCTCTTCCCGAGCCGGGTATATTGCTATTATTACTTGTTTTGAGTAATTTTTACTATAATACTATTTTTCTAACTGCTCTACTCTTGTTTTTAAATCCTCTATAATTTCTTGTTGTTCTTTTATTGCATTTATCAATACAGCTGTTAACTCTGAGTAAGCTACGGATTTAAGCCCATCATCTTCATTTTCTAATATAAGTTCTGGTAAAACAGCTTCAACTTCTTGAGCTATAACACCAACTTTAGTAGGTCCTGTATTAAAATCAGTTCTGTTATAATAAACACCTCTCATGGCTTGAACCTTTCCAATACAGTCGTCAATTTCAACTATATTTTCTTTTATTCTTATATCAGAATTTTGAGTTAACGTACCATTAATAGTCATGTTAGCAGTTGAAGGGAAGAATCTATATCTAATTGATCCTCCATCTCTCCAGTATACGTTACCACAATTCATGTCAAAGTAAGTATCTGAATTATTTGTGTGAAATCTAAAGTGATTTGCTGTTGCATTATTACCTAGAAAAAAATCACCTACTCCAGTAGAGCTTCTTACTATCGAAACTCCATTTACATGAAATTTTGCTAATGGAGTAACTCCTATACCACAGTCTTGATTTATGATAGTAGCGTAATTGTTAGTAGACCATCTATAAGCACCGCCTGTACTAAACTGCAATGTATCGGCAGCAGGATTAAACATACCAGTGTTTGTGTCACTATTAAAAGAGTGTGCTGGTTGGTATGCACTTCCACCTGTAGATCTCACATATCCCGCTACAATATTACCAACCGCTTCAAGGTTTCCTGAAGCTCTTACATTTCCACTTATAAGTAATTCTGTACCATTAGCATCCATCCTTACATCGTAATCAGAAGTACCTGTGTTGCTTGTATGGAAATCAATATATCTACCCACTTCTGTTACAGCTCCTACAATTGCTACTCCGCCGTTATGCCAAGCTCCACTCACTGGAACCTTCAAGCTAAGTGTACCAGTGCTTGTAATTGTTCCTCCTAATATAGGCGATGTTGTAGCTATAGATGTTACGGCACTTGACTTGAACCCTGCATCATTATCAAAAATACTTAAAGGTAGATCTACAAATTGAGTTTTTAAAGAAGAACCATCACTAGAAGAATCAGATCCGTAAATCATATAATCATCTCCGTCAGGAGTAGATCCACCTGGAGCAGCCATAACAATAGAATCAGAACCTGCGTAATCTACATTTAATGTTACAGATCCAGATGATCCTCCTCCTGTCAATCCACTACCCGCAGATACGTTAGTTATATCTCCAACACTAGTTGTATAACCAGCACCGTTTGCTAATTGATTGTTGTTTGTAATATAATTAGCATTAGTTGCGCCTGTATAACCCAAGTTAGCTAATGTCATTGTTCTAGTAGCAAATGAAGTTATAACACCTTGCGTTAAATTCACACTGCTTAAAACCGCTCCACCTGCACTGATACCAATATTAGTTGATGTTCCTATAGTAGTATTGCCTGAGCTAGTTACATAACCTGCACCATTAGTAAGTTGATTGTTATTTGTTACATTAGTTGCACCATTCGCTACATTTAATAGTGTTCTTGCTGCTGCTGCTGTATAAGATCTTCCGTAAGTATCTGTACCGTTTGTTCCAGTAAATAGACCCATTCCTGAACTAGCTCCAGTTGTAGAAAATGTCCCTGAGCCATTAAAGTACGATGCAAATAAATAACCACTTGAGTTTCTTTGTGCTATCGTGTTGATGCTTTCGCTTGCTGATACTGTACCTGTAACGGTACCTGTATTTGTTGTATACCCAGCGCCATTGGAAAGTTGATTATTATTAGTAATGTAATTTGCATTTGTAGCACCTGTAAATCCTAAACCACCAAGAGTAGTTGTAGAAGATACTAGTCCTGTAACATGACCAAAAGTATCTAATGTTACATCTTGTATGTACGTATTACCTGAGTTATTTACAGTAGCTTGACTTGACGTGTCTGCGTGAGATATTGTAACTGTACCACTTGTACCTCCACCTGTAATTCCTGTTCCTGCGGTTACACCTGTAATATCACCTACATTTCCAGTGTATCCAGCACCGTTTGTTATTGCGTTATTATTTAAACTTATATTTGCTGAACCATTAAAGGACACGCCTGCAATTGTTCTAGCTGTTTGAAGTACTGTTGCTGAGTAAGCGTTACCCGATATTGTAGTCTGTACAATATTTGGTGCAGAGTTAGTTATTGTAACTGTACCACTAGTGCCTCCACCTGAAATACCTGAACCTGCTGTTACTCCTGTTATGTCTCCTGAGTTAGAAGTCCATCCTGCATTATTGCTAAAAATACTAAGTGGAATAGATGATATTAATTGTCTATTGTCAACCCCACCATTTTCCGCTATTAAATAGTCAGTAGCTATTAACGTACCTCCAACTGCTAATTCACCTAAGTCTAGAGTAAGTGTTACTGCGCCTGAACTACCACCACCACTTAAGCCTGTGCCTGCGGTTACCGCGGTTATATCACCTACGTTAGTAGTATAACCAGAATCATTAGTCCATTGAGATATGTTGTTACTTGCAAGACCTAAAGTTACAGTACCACTTGTGCCGCCTCCAGTTAATTTGTTTCCTGCAGTAACGCCTGTAATGTCTCCAACATTTGAAGTATAGCCTTGATTTTTTACAAACGCAGTTGTAGCTAAATAGGTAGAACTATCTGCTGTTGACCTTGTTACAGATATAGGTGTTGTTGTAAATGTTTTTGCTCCACCAATACTTTGTGTACCTATAGTATATACTCCATTTGTAACTGATCCAGCATTACCTGATACAGTTGTTTGAACAATGTTGGGTGATGTGTTTGTTATAGTTAATGTTCCTCCACTAGAAGTAGAAGTAAGTTCTGATTGTATACCAGTACCTTGAGCAAAAGTTATTGTTTCACCATTTGTAACAGTGCTTGTTTCAGTGCCATTACCTTCTTTAATAATAAAAGATGACATGCTCCCTACAGCTGTATTATCTACTTTTGTCCACGTTGTGTTCCCAAATACAGCCCAATCACCTACTGCCCAATCCGTAATACCATTTAAGTTTGTACTACCTGCAACCGATACTATATAATAATCTCCTGATGTACCTACGTTGCTTGCAAGTGTCGGTGTGTTTGTACTAGCGTTCCATGTACCTTCAAATTGCAACACGCCAGTTAAAGCCGTATTGATAGCTGTTTGTATCTGTGCTCCAGTTGCTAAATTAGCAGAAGACAAATTTACTGTACCTGTTACTGGTGTTAATGTTTTTGCTGTTGTTCCGCTAGAAGTTAAAGTAGAACTATTTCCAGTTGCAACAGTATTTACTTGACCGGTTGCTCCTGTAGATACAGCGGTTACTCTACCATATGCATCTAAAGTTATTTGATCAATTTTAATACTATTAGATGTAGATCCATAAAATCCAGCCCCTGCACCAGCAGTTGCTAAACTTAAAGTTCCTGTGGAAGTAATTGTCCCACCAGTTAATCCAGTGCCAGTTGCAACTGATGTTACTCCCGCACTAGAACTTGTACCTGCACCTATTAAGCTTCTAACCTCAGCTGCTGATATACCTGAATTTAAGCTTGGTGTTGAACCATTAGATAAAATTGCAGGTGTACCTGTGTCATTGACAACCCCTAGGTTAGTCCTTGCCCCAGACGCAGTACTTGATCCAGTGCCACCATTTGCTACAGATAAGTCTGTACCTGACCAGTTTCCGTTATTAATACTAACTGATCCACCTAAAGTAATAGT